ACTCCTACTTTCAGTAAGGATAATATATACTTGTCAACAAAAGCTGGTCCAGATGGTCCAGCCACATTGACTGCATATCATAACTTATTACAATATAGTTATGAAGAAATGCAAAGTATATTTAACATTACTGATCAAGAAGGTGTTGATTTCTTCTGTAGATCATACAAGCATGCATGAGACAATGACTTAAAACCTATTAAATCTAAATCTAATGGTGTTTTAAGTTTTGTTAAAGATCCTGAAGCTAAATTAAGAATAATAGCCATTTCTGACTATTATACTCAATTATATTTAAAACCGGTTCATAATATCATTTTAAAGATATTAAAGAATTCGGAATTAAAAGAATGCGACAGAACCTTTACTCAAAGTCCGTGACATGGTTGGGATGACAACGAGCATAGCTTTTGATCCTTAGACCTGTCTTCTGCTACTGATAGATTTCCTATTGAATTACAACGTAGACTATTAGTCAGAATCTTCAATGAAGATTTTGCTCATAGTTGACGTTATATATTATCCAATAGACAATTTGTCACACCAGAAGGCATGCTGATAAAGTATGCAGCAGGCCAACCAATGGGAACTTACTCTTCTTGGGCTGTTTTCACTTTAACTCACCATTTATTAGTGCACTATTGTGCATTTCTAAATGGTATTGATAATTTTAACCAATATATATTATTAGGTGATGATATCGTTATTAAAAACGATAAAGTTGCTAAAACTTATATAAAAGTTTTGACAAAAATGGGAGTTGAAGTGTCTTTAAACAAGACACATGTATCAAAAGATACATATGAATTTGCAAAAAGATGGATAAGATACTCAAATGGTAAACCTATTGAAATTACAGGTATTCCTTTAAAAGGAATCATTAATAATTTTAAAAATCCATTTATTGTATTTTTAATTTTATATGATTACTTTAAAATTAAAGAGAACCTGTATATCAGTAAGTTATCTTTGGTTGATTTAGTTAGAAGACTTTATTTTAAATTTCCTATAAAAGTATATTTAAAAAGTCGTAAAAAAGTTATTACGAAAATGTTAAATATAAGTTATAAGAAATTTAAAAGGTTCATAGCTCTTGGTTTGTCATTAGATATTGACTTTGGTTACTATTCTTACGATAAATTGAGAAATTTATTTGCAATTATGGTAACTAATGATCATTATCATATACCTAGTGAAAGGGAAGCTCTTTTAGAATATAAAAGAATCTTATCACAAGGAATGGCAGGAATAGTTGGAAGTATCAATAATAGAATTATCTCTAACCCAAAATTACTTTTAAGTAAATTTGAGGTTGAAGATAAAAACCTATTAAATGATAATCCTGTGTTCGTTGCCATAGCCAATACCATTCGCAGGTCATGAGAGACCGTGCAATCTTGAGATTTATCAGACAGTGTTATTTTACATAACGCTGCTCATGAAATTCAAGACCTTAACATTGATTCTATATTTAATAAGGATCGAAACAAGATCCAATCATTATTAACTATAGGAAAAATGGTAAGAAGTGGTTTTAACCTTCTTAATAAAACTCATGAAATATACTACGGTAGTTCAACTACTGAAAGTACATTCACTTCTCCTAACGATGTTGTAAAAATATTACAACGTAATTTCGTTAATGGAGACTTGAGTCTTATTATGAAAGGGAAATGGCAACCCCCAAGAGCAGAAGGCGCTTGAGCCTCTGCTTGGGAGAACTTTAAGCTTGATTAAGTCCTTGACTTTAATTTAATATAAGGAAACCCT